TGCTTCGCCAGATGGTGGCTTTGACTCTAACGAAAACTACAGGGTCATTGAGTGGACCGGTCCAGAAGAAGGTCCGTATTACAGGCTTGGCTTTGGAGATGTTCCCGGCAACATCCTGCCAACTTCCCCGGCAATGCAACTTATTGATTTGCATGAACTGTCTAACAGGGTGTTTCGCAAGCTTGGAAGACAGGCCGAGCGCCAGAAAACCCTTACCGTGGTCCAGTCTGGGGCTGAAGAAGACGGTCGCAGGGTTGGCATGGCTGATGACGGCGACATTATCCGTGCAGACAGGCCAGAATCGACCAAGGAGATTAGCTACGGCGGCGTAGACCAAAACTCGTTGGCCTTTATGGTCCAGCTTAGGCAGATGTTCTCTTACTTGGGAGGAAACTTGGACACCATGGGCGGTCTCGGCAAGGCTGCTGACACTGTGGGCCAAGAAAAACTGATCTCTCAGTCTGCCAGCACCAAGATTTCTGACATGCAGGCCACTGTAAGCACGGCTGTTGTCCAAGTAGTCACAGCCCTTGCAAAGTATCTGTACCATGACCCGGTGGCATCCCCTCGTATCTACAAAAAGATTCCCAACACCCAGATCACCGTAAAGGCTGATTTTGGGCCAGAAATGCGGGAAATCGACTTCATTGATTACGAGATTGATATTGCGCCCTACTCAATGCAAAGCAGAAGCCCAGCAGAGCGAGTGCAAACCGTTTCACAAACGGTTGCAAACTTCATTCTGCCAATGGCTCAGAATTTGCAAAACATGGGCTTGACACTGGATATGCCAGAATTTATTAACATCGTCGCAAAATACAGCAATACCCCAGAGCTACAGGACATTGTTCGGTCCATGACTCCGGCGGAAGAAGACAGGCTGAAGGAAGCTTCAGAAATGATGGGTGCAACAAAGGCGGGCGCAATGAGCCCAACCCAAACCACCCGCAAGTACGTAAGAGAGAACGTTGCTGCTGGTATGAGTAATCCTGCAAGGGATGACGCAATGACCAGAATGCTCATGGGAGCAGGGAACCAGCAAAGCGAAGCGGAACAGATGCAACAAATGGAGTAGAAATGCCTACCTATATGTACGAAAACCCCGAAAACGAAGAGATTACGTCAATTTTTATGTCCATTTCTGAAATGGAAAGTCGCTCTTCATCCGATAATTCAATTGAACTTGATGGTGTACATTTGAAGCGACGTATGGATCTAGAAATTGCATCATCGCAAAAAGGCCGGTGCTCCGCATGGCCTATGAAGAGCGATGCGGCAGGGGTTCACCCAGATCAAGTCGGCGAATTTACAAAGGACAGCACAGAGCGTGGTGTTCCAACAAGTTTTGACTCCAAAACCGGGCAAGCAATTTTTACTTCTAGATCACATCGAAGTAAGTATTTGAAAGCCTACGGAATGTTTGACAAGAATGGCGGATATGGCGATGGCTGAGAAGGAAGAAGAAAAGAACGAAGTCGTAGAAGAAGAGTACACGGGACCATTTAAGGAAATGGATTTCGATGAACCCAATGAAGAGGATCTATACGGTATCCCCAAAGAAGACGAGCCTTCCGCCAAAAACGAAGACTCGGAAGAGGAGACCGAAGAAGACGAGCCTCAGTTCTACGACCCCGACAGAGTCGAAGAAGAAGACGCTTCAGAACCTACAGAACACGTGGATGTTCCTGAAGGACTGCAAAGTGAGCTTGTTGAGCTTGCTAAGAAGCAAGGATTGAATGAAGAAGAAATCAACCGTATCGGTAACCCTGATGCGCTAGACGTTATAGTTTCCGCTCTGCAAAAGCGTGCCATCGATGCAACTGCCGAAGATGCGCAAGAGCAAAAGAGCGATGCGGCTGTTCAAAATGTTGAAGAGTCAAGGCAGCAACTGTCATCAATTGAAGAAATGAATCCTGACGATCATTTCGATCCTGTTGCTGCAAGGGCAATCAAGGCCTTGAAGGGTGAGCTTGACCGTATTCGCGGTGAGCTTACCAATATTGGAGGCGTAGCCATTGCCGCTCAATCGGAGCAAGACCTTGCGGTTGTTGCAAAGCAATACCCCGAGATTCTTGGCGAAGGTCCTACTAAAAACCTGACTCCCCACTCCGATCATGTCCGCAATCGCACACGACTCCTCGATGAGGTAAGTGTGCTGAGAGCCGGATACAAGGCGGCAAACAAGGCTGTGCCAGAAGACAAGGACTTGTTTGCAAAGGCGTTTCAAAGCGTATTTGGAACGAAAATCAACGACATTGAACGGCAGCGGTTTACCAAAAAGGTCAAATCACGCGAAAAGCAATTTATTGCAAGGGCTACTAACAACCGAAACCTCCCGAAAAAGGGTAGGGACCGGGCTGTTGCAAACGTTGCACAAATGATGCGTGATAAGGGCATGTTGGAAACCGAAGCTGACACGTTTGAATGAATCGAGAATAAACCATGGCTTCTCTTCAGGCATCAGACATTGCTGATCTGATTACAACGACCCAGAAGGATCTGGGCCGTATGAAGTGGACCGACATCTCCTATTCGCTTCAGGAGCATGTCGCCCTCCCAATGATTCTCCAGAAGGAGAAGGTTTCGTATCAGTCGGGTAATTCCCTTCAGTGGAATGTCCAGACTGGAACCAGTGGCGCAGCTAAGGACACCGGTCTTTATGCTGTCGACAATGTGAACGTTTCGGATGTCATGCAGACTGCAACGGCACCGTGGCGTCACATGACCACTAACTACGCCATTGAACGGCGAGAAATTGCCATGAACCGCACCCCGGCCCAGATCGTTGATCTGGTCAAGGTTCGGCGTCATGACGCAATGAGTTCGCTTGCAACCCACATGGAACAGCGGTTCTGGGGCGCGCCCGGCGCAACCGAGACCGACCGTCTTTACGGTGTTCCTTACTGGGTGACCTACGGAAGTGGATCTTCCGCAGGCGGTTTTGCTGGCGGTGACCCCGCTTACACCTCTGAAGGTACTGGCGCTGGTGGACTTGCTTCCGCTACGTACAGCAATTGGCAGAACTGGGTTTCGACCTATGCTTCCGTAAGCTCGGACGACCTTGTCCGTCGCTGGCGTAAGGCTGCAACCTTTACTAACTTCAAGCCCCCGTCACCGCACCCCGACTACATGGGTGGGGCTGGCAACTACGGCTTCTACACCAATTACAACGTCATTGGCCCCCTCGAAGAGCTTCTCGAAGCTCAGAACGAGAACCTCGGCAACGACGTTGCGTCCAAGGATGGTCAGCTTCTCTTCCGTCGTACCCCCGTTATGTGGGTGCCGCAGCTTGAGAACGCAACTGGTGATCCGGTTTACGGAATTAACTGGTCCTCGCTTCGACCGGCATTCCTCGCAGGTGAATACCTCCGAGAAGAAGGCCCGGCCAAGGCTTCCAACCAGCACACTGTGTTCCTCAGCCACGTTGACCTGACCATGAACCTGATCTGTTACAACCGTCGTGCGAACTTCCTGCTCGCAACTGGTTCTGACATCACTTGATAAGTAGGAAAGGAACACACGATGACTTCCATTGTTGAATATCGAGATTCATCTGACACATCGAACGGGCCTAGTCCTGTTATTTGGGCTGATTGCCCCGTTCTTGAGATGATCGCCAACCCCGGCAAGGGCGTGCACTACTACGACGACTTTGTTCGCGTTACCAGTGACAACGTTGCTACGGTTGACTCGGGTTTTCAGCTTCTTGGGGACACCATTCCCACGATGCCTGTAGACACGATTGAAGGTCGCCTCACTCTTACCACTGGCGGTACCGACAACCACCAGTCTTTTGCTGGCACCAACGTTGACCTTTGCCACATTTCCGACACTTCGACCGAAGCCTCAAAGCTGTGGTTTGAGTGTCGAATGAAGGTCAACAGTGTTGCAGACATGGGCCTGTTTATTGGACTGGCCGCAGAAGCCGACTACGCAGTCGACTTCCTTGTTGACAACACCGCCGACCTTGCGTCTGGAGCAGACGCAATTGGTTTCCATGTCCTGACGGCAAGCCCCACGGCTGTCGGCGTCACTTATCAGGAAGATGGATCGACCAAGCAGATCGGAA